AAAACATCAACTGCTGCCTGGGAGGCCACAGCTACGTCATGAGCATGGTTGCGTTGAGCTTCCATTCGCCTGATCTCTGACAGAAGATATTCCTTGGTTATTTCCATTTGCCATTAACCGCGGTTTGTAGCGGAATCGGTACACATAATGTAGTAAGCCGTACCGTTTGCCGAACAGATGCGAATCGAATGAGTCATCGTCTGCGTGGTGTGAGTGGCAAAAATTGTTCCGTTAGACGGATTAGGAATGTTCAACAAACGGCCAACCTTGGTCGTGTTGGTATCCGTAACACGAATAAAGGATGCGGTTGCCGGGACCGTAGCAGTAGCATTTAAGTCAGAATCTACTTGCAGTGCAGCAACTGTACCGCCGGTGGTGACACCAGCTGCAGCGCCAAGAGTGACGCGCAGGGCGTTAGCTGCACCAGAGATCGTGCCGCCGGAGTTTACCGACAGAGAAATATGGGCGCCGTTTACAGTACCACCAGTAGCGGCGTCGGCACCGCTAACGCGGGTAAATGCCCGAAGAGTCTCGCCAGAACCGGTGCTGGTGATGTCTAGGCGGGAATAGTTAAGACGCGTGTCGCCGGTCGTAGCCGAAGACGAAGCATAAAAACTAGAAATATTTTGTGCGGAAGTTACAGTAATCGGGGAAGTTGCGGTACCCCCGATAAAGCCGTTGTCGGATGCGACTGGGCCGGAGAAGGTCGTGCGAGCCATTTGAGTTTACCTCTCATGCGAGTTAGGCGCGCCTGTCTGCATGACGTCTAGCCGGGACTAGTCAGACGCACCGGGGACCCCGGAATAAAGGCAATATACACCAATCCTACAAAAAGAAAAGGGGTCTTTTGGACCCCTTTTCCTCTACCGTTTAGGCAGCTCCGGGTGAACCGAAGATACCGCGCGGATCGCTAAAGCCAAAGCTGTAGCGCTCACGAGCCTTGTAACGGACGTTGCCCGTGTCGAAGTCGCCTTCGAAACCGGTCTTCATCGTTACACGCTGGAACATCTTCATGCCGTTGGGGGCGTCGGTCTTAATGAACCAGGCGTCCGGATCGGTCAGGAAGTGGTTAACAGAGTAACCCTGGGGAACCATGCCCATGTTCTTGACTGCGTTGATGTCGTTATCTGCAGTACCAACACGCAGAGTGGACTTCATAATACGGTCAGCCGTAAACATGAGTTCCTTCGGGATGATCAACTTCAGGCCTTGAACAGCGATCTTCAGGCCACGCTCATCGGTGAACGCAGCGATGTCGATCAGGGCCTGCTCAAGGGAAGTCTCCGACAGGTCGGCCGGCGTGGTCAGTTCGTTTTTCAGATCTGGGCCGGACAGGGTCGGGTGATCAAGTGCGCAGAGGGGCTTGCCGTCGCCACCGGTAGAGGTGGTAAAGGCGCCGTTCAGAACGGCTGCAGCCTTGATCTGCTTGGTTTGTGCCATGGAACGAGCCAGGGCGCGGGTGTAACGAGCGGCAAGACGGTCGTACAGGTTGTCTTCCACTGCCTCTTCGGTCAGGGAGAAAGCCAGTGCGATTGTCTCGTGGGTGTAGCGAGCCGTGTAAACTTCTTGCGCGTTGTCATAAGCGACGCCAGCGCCTTCAGTCTTAACGGGTGCCTCACCAAAGCCGGACTCCATCACTTCCTCTTCAAATGCACGGTCAGAGGACTCGACAGAATAAATCTCGGCATGCTCGTTTTCGTAGTTCTTGTACTCCAGACCGAACAGGGCGTTCAGGCCGGGCTCAAGTTCTTTTACCAGTTGTGCGCGTGAAATAGCCATCTGTCATGCTCCTTACGATGCCACGCCAGCCACGCCGGAACTGCCATAGCTGTGGTGGTTGATTTTTACGACGAGCTGGGCATAAGCACCCATTTCGTTGCCAGGAACGTCGTACAAACCGACGATCTTAAGGGTTTTCCCTGCTGTGGTATCAGGTGCACCAGTGGTCGTCATTCCTGACTGGCCAGTTGTTGCACTGCCCGTACCGTAGTCAACGCCAACGTTCTCGCCAATGTCGGCTTGAACCGTGACGTTGCTGTCAGCCTGGATCAGGAACAGCTGGTTGGGGTCATCGATGATGTCAGCCTCAATATCTACGGTAAAGGCTGCATTGGCAATAAACTTGTTTGACCAAGTAGGCTTGCCGGTGACCGGATCAGTGTAATAACAGCCGTTAAACACGCCGACTGCGGCTTGGGTTGCTGTACCCAGGCGCTCAATGTAACCACCCACTAGACGTACCAGGTCGCCCTGATAAATGTTCGTGCCGTAGTTCTCCTTAATAAGATACCCATACTGCTTTTGCGCTCCCGTAGCAGAAAGATTGCCTAGAGGGCGCATACCAAAAGGTTTATTGGTATTGGCCATTTTGTAATCCTTAAAAAAGGTTATTCATCGCCCTTTGCAGGGCCTCCGAAAGATGTTTGTGACCGCCGTTGTGGGTTGTTAATGCGCATACTCGAATGAGCATTTGCCTTCATCAACTCATTATCGACAGCCTGAAGCTGATCACGTGTCCGAGATTTGTAATACGCACTGCGCTCTTCCACTGTCTCAACCGGGATTCTTGCAAGCAACAGACTTCCCACCCCGATCACGCCGGAGTGTCGGCCGTCGTCTACCGACGCAGATTGATAGTCAGCGTACTCATCCGCACGGACGAGTTCGTAACCCTCGCGAAGCTTGGCCGCGACATTACTGCGGTCATCAAAGCCATTTGCTTCTTTTCTAATCCATCGGTGCTTGAAGCCCGCGGGAGCCTCTGGAGCGTCCAATTTCGAAGGAGGGGCCCATGGTTTGCGACGCGCGGTGGCTTCACGAGAGACGGACTCACGTGGACCGCGATTTAATTTAGGTACACCTGATGTAACTTTGTCGTCCATGATCTACTCCTTAACGTATTTGGCGTATTCCTCAAGCGGAACACCAAGTTTTTTAGCGATCGCCACCTGACTCGGGGTCAGTTTGACGGTCCTGCGTGCAATGTTATTTACCCCGGATGACCGGGATGCAGGCGCAACCGTTTGCACGGGACGGCTGGCTCTGGAAGTCGTTTGCTGCACTGCTTGCTCCTCCTGAAAACGATGCGGGAAGGCGTCGCGAATGCGGCGATCCAATTCATCATAATACTCATCTGATGTTGGGTCAAATCTTTCTATGCTTATTAATTGAGCATGAATTCCTTGAGCGGCACTGGTCATCGCAACATCCCTGCCATACCAGTCATTTTTTTCCGCCCATTCCTCTGCTCTTGGATCAGGACGAGGGGCCTGTTGGGCATAAGCCTGTTGCTGCTGTTGCTGGCGTGCCACTAGCTCCTGTTGTTGTTTAGCCAGGGCAAGCTGTCTTTCCCGAACAGCTTCTTCATCCTTGACCCGGCGCTGCTCAAACAGGATTTCGGTCAACCGTTCCTGCGCTTCGGTCTCAGTATCAATGTCTCCCTCTTCACGGGCTTTCTTGATAATCTGTTTTAAGGCCACGGCTTGGGTCTCAATCCGGCTCTTCGCCTCGCCAATCCGTTCGCTGTCCGTGTGCTGGAAGCGCTTTTGTAGCTCCTGGGCCTGGACCTGGACCTGCCGGGCGTAATCCAAGGCTGCCTGCTCACGGCGCTCGGTCTCGCGCAGACGGGCGGTCAGCTTGTCAATACGCTTTTTGACAGTGTCAGTGTACTGGCCAAGCTCCTTGTCCAAAGTAGCTTTTGGTTTTTCCTCGGATGGCTGCTCAATCTGCTCTACCCGTGTTTCGGTAGGCTCTGCGTCGGCAACCTTCGCCTCCAGGCCATCTTCGCTTTCGGTCAGTTCGACCGTGGCGGGCTTTTCGTCTTCGCCTATCTTAAATTCTAGTTCCTGCTGACTCATGAAGCTCTCCTCTTACATGTGAAGGATGTCTTCCGGGTCGTTGATCACGCCCAGGATTTCATCGTCGTTCAAAATCCGAATCTCGCCCCCATCAATCTGGATTCGAGAGCCGGCATAGCGGCCAAAGATGATCCAATCCCCCTCCTGGCACCACGGGCCGTTAGGAAACTTGGATTCGTCCTTGTAAGCAAGATCGCCCATGCGCAAGACATACCCGCAGATCGTCCCCAGCTGGGTCTTTCTTTGGGTTTCCTCGGCAAGGACAATGCCTCCTTTGGTTTTTTCTGAGCCACGATAGGGCAGGATCGCTATCCGCCAGCCAGTTGGCTTGGGTATCCGGCCTAGCACCTCGCCATTTAGGCTTTCTGGGCGCAGTCTTCCGTCTTCGTCAAAGGCATCGTCCAGGCTCGGCTCTTTGGCCGCGGCCTCCTCTTGCCACTTGCGCTCCAACGCTGTCAAAGGTTTATCTATTGCTTCGTCTTCCATTTGGTTCTCCTCTGGGGTTAAAAATCAGACTTTTGATACCGTTTGACCAAGTCACGAACGGTCATCTCAATTATTTTTAAGCCTTCCAGACGACCCATCAGGAAGCGATACCGCTCCATGTCAGACACCGTGCCGTTTAGCACCAGCGCCTCAGAGTCCTGCTGCAGTTTTCTAATTTCTTTTAACACGGCTTCTGCAAATTCAAGCATGGGTTAATTCCATGAAAAGCAGGCGGATCAAGCCTCCGCCTGAAAGGCTCTTGAATCAATAAATCTTTGTCTTCTTAAAGGCGTCCTTGCGGTAGACCTCTTCAAACGGCCCCTGCACCGAACCACCTTTTTTCATTTTCCGTGACTTGCCGGCGGTAGACAGGGCAATTGCCACTGCCTGCTTGACAGCCTTGCCCTTGCTCTTTGGCTTACTAGTCCCAATCGAGCCGGTCTCTTTAAACTTGCGCACCATCTCCCCGATGTTTCCAGAGATGGTCTTTTGGCTTGAGCCTTTTTTAAGCGGCATTTTGATTTCTCCGTTGTTGTTCCAACATTACGTCCACTCGCTCGCGTGCCACGTCCGCACGCAGGTTCGCGATGTTTTCTTGTGATGCAATCCGAGCCTGATTGGCCTGGGAGTTAGCTGAAATCTTCTCCCGGTCGATCTGCTGTTGCTGTTGCTTTGCAGCAATGTCGGCCTGGTCCTTGGCAGCACGCTGCTGGAGCTCTTGCTCTTTTAGCTGTACCACCGGATCAGGCTGGCCTGCGCCCATGAGCTGGTTCTGCAGATCGCGAGCCTCTTGCATAAACTGCGCACATTTGATTGCGACCATGCCTTCCTTCTGGATGGCCGACACCATGCGGTCCGGATCCGTGCCATAGGCCTTGAACAGTTCCACTTCGACAGCTTCTTCTGCCTTCAGGCGTACATGGCTCAGAATATGCTTCTGCAGCTCCATCGCGGCCATCGGGTTGGCCTGGAGCATGGGGGACATCCCCATCATCAAGTGGTTGACGATGTGCGCGTCGTGCTGCTGGCCAGCAAAAGCCTTTAGTTGCATGCCATCCAGCACATCTGCGTTCTCGCTTGCCGGATCCTTGGGCATTTGGTTGGACTGCGGACGCAAGATGCCGTCGATGTCCCGCACGTTCATGGCCTGATAGACCCGGTAGTAAGCCTCATACAGA